GTTATCATAGGAAACACCGCTGAAGGTATCAGCACAATAATAGCAACACCCAACGGTGAGCAGTACAGCCACACAGCGATGGCCGTCAGTTTACAGACCGTGTTGAATGGTGAGAACATAGTGAGGTTGGACACGGCCACTTTCCTTGAATATGTTACGGCTGGTGTGTTAGCAATCATAATAATATTGTTGGCAGGATTCGCACCCTACTGGTTGGTGGGTGCTGTGTTGTTGACCGTGTGGTCGGGCACGGCCTATGGTGCATACTTCTATTTCGTCAAACATCTACAACTGTGGGACGCCAGTTGGATCATACTCGTGACAACCATAACAGGATTCCACGCAGTGTTCAACAGGTTCGTCAAAGAGTTCAGTTTGAAACAACAGATCAAGAAACAGTTCGGAACGTACCTGTCCCCGGACATGGTGGCACAACTACAGAAGAATCCGGACCTACTGAAACTGGGTGGCGACTCCAGGGAGTTGAGTATAATGTTCACTGACGTGAGGGGATTCACCGCCATATCAGAACACTATGGAAAAGACGTACAGGGATTGACCAAAATAATGAATAGGTACATGACCGCCATGACATCAGAGATACTGGAGAACAAGGGCACCATCGACAAGTACATCGGTGACGCACAGATGGCGTTCTGGAACGCACCGTTGGATGATCCGAACCATGCGGAGAACGCCGTTCGCACAGCGATCCGGATGTTGAAGAGTCTTGAACGATTCAATGAAGAGATACAGCAGGAGGGCATACCCGCTTTCGGAATGGGCATGGGCATCAACACCGCTGAGGTCGTGGTGGGCAACATGGGATCCGACCAACGATTCGACTACACCTGCCTGGGTGATGGCGTGAACCTGGCCGCGAGGCTGGAGGGACAGTCAAAGACATACGGAGTGCTGATAGTGTTGGGACCGGAAACAGCGGAACAGGTCAGGGGCAACATCGACGTGTTCGAACTGGACTGCATAGCGGTCAAAGGTAAGAAGATAGGGGTCAAGATATACACGGTGGGCCGAGAGACAGAACACCACAGACAGTTCCTTGAATCGTACTATGAAGGTGATTGGAAAAAAGCACTGAAAAATTTAGAAATGGCCAAAGAGTTCCACGAGGACATGACGGAGTACTACGCCAACATGCGTTCTCGTATGGAGGCGGGCAAGCCCGATGATTGGAGTGGCACGTTCAGGGCCACAACCAAGTAACTACTTCTTAGATAACCAAGCCTGGTCTTCGTCCGTGATGGGCCACATGCTACTGTACCCTCTGCCAGTGTGCTGGCCACTCGCTGTCTTGTGATTTTTCATTTACGGTCACGACTTCCAACGCTTCCGGTGTTTCATCCCAACAGCAGTCGTCACGAGAAACACATCTGCTTTCAACATAGACCTTCTTGGTCTTTTTCTTGTCTTCGTACATTGTATTGTTTCCTTTTTTGTAAATTGTTGCTTGTAAATTTACTTATAGTAAACTTATATGGAAAAACCGCAAAAATCAACCCGTGCGGTGTAAACGGAGTAAATGTTTTGTAAATTTAAATTTACAAGATTTACAAATAGTAAAACGGTTATTTCTTGGTGTCGCCTGTTGAATCGACAGAAAATTTAAATATAATGTTGTAGTTTAGGAATAAGTTGATCATATGGTTTAGTCCAAAATAACTGTCTGTTATAAAAACGCAAGTCTGCATTTTTTTTAAATTGCTCTACCCAATATGCTCGAGGCAATTTTAATAATCTAGCACACTCTTGAAAATACATTTCACTTCTTTTTTTGTAATCTTTTTCGTCATCATAGGAATAGTTAATAAAATCAGGAAACTTAAATTTGTATTCTTTGAGAAGATTCACAAAACCACAATTACTAAATGGTAAAATAAAATGACCATGTATCAATGGTGTAAAAGTTTTTTCTGTTATAAACAAAGTATTTCCGTACTCAATTGTTTCTCCATAAATTGTTATAAAACTATCTTCAAAATAATTTACATGTGGAGGAGAAAATCCTCTAGTTCGATCGCCCGGATAGTCGAGATTTAATTTTCTATTATCAATAATACTACAGTTGTTGACATCAAAAACTAAACTTCCATTGGATAATGGGTCTTCTTTATGACTGTACAAGGATATTTCTTGGTTGTCGTCGGAATTTACAAATCCAACATATCCTATTTCTTCGTATTGTTGTACAAATTTTGCTAATTCATGTCTAATAGAGTGAGGCCTTTGGTTTGGGTATGTTCGGCCGTAACTGCAAAAAACTTTAGTTCTATATTCAGGCTTACGAGTCCAGTGCTTAATCTGATAGCTAAGTTCTCCACTCCAATACCATACATTAGCATTGTTATGAAATAACTCCGGAATTGGAAAATTGCTAAAATATGCTTTTGATCTATTAAACAAAAAATCATAAGTCAACGTATTTGAATATTGATCTGCTAACATTTGGTACTGAGATAAAATAATTAAGTTTGCATCAAGATTTAACTTGTTATATTTTATTAAGTAATCTTTGTACATGTGACAGCCATTTTCAGAACCGTGCCATAAGTCGAGTATTAAAAAAATTTTACATTTTGCATCTGTATATAGTTGACACTCATTTATATCAGTGATTGCAATAATATCTGCTTCTTTATAGTCTTTTACACGTTGAAGTTGATATTCAATTGCAAAAAATAAATTAGTATCTTGTTGCTCTTTATAAAATACTTTATACATTTTATTGTTATTTCTTGGTGTCGCCTGTTGAATCGAAACTCTCAGATTTACTTTTGTATTTTTCTAATATTTTATCAAGTTCATCACTACGTCCGGCCTTGACGATCTCTTCCTTGTACTCCAGCACCATGCTGAGTTTGGTGTTGAGCCTGATCATGTCGTTGTCCAGCATGCGGATACGATCAACCAGTTTTATCAGTGTTGATGAGGCGTCGCCCAGCACGGGCTTGATCTCTTCCGTGACCCACTTCCAGATGTAGAACACCAGGTATGCGAGTCCCATGGCGGCCACTATCGGAAATCCAAAATCTTTGATTGTTTGTGCTAGATCCATAATCTAATCGCGACGGGCGTCGGCCTTTCCTTCGTTGGCGGCGATACGTTCTACATTGGGCCTAATTTTCAACACATGGCTTAACAGTGCGTCTATCTTGACCAGATCGTTGTTCATGGTCTGCACCCGGTTGTCCAGGGCGCCTATTATGGCTTTTAAACTGTTCACGGATCCGGTCACTGAGGCCAGGATGAACTTCAGCGTGATGAACACGAAAGCACCCGCGGCCATGGCTCCCGCTATGGGGAAACCCACTTCTGCAATTAACGTGACGAAATCCATAATGTGTGTGTATTTACCAAGATCATGAACCGCTAGTTTAATCAGTTTTACCAGACCTTAAATACTTTACATGAAATTCATAATGGTCATACTCATATGCATCAGTGGAAACTGTCAAAGCATCTACGAGGAGAAGTTGTACGACACCAAGGCCATCTGCGAGTCAGAGGCCATGGAGGCCAAGGCCTATATGATGAGCACCTATCCCGACAGCGAGGGCGAGATACACTGCCTGGACGAGAAGGAGTTCCAGGAGTACTGGGACTGGTGGTTGAAGCAGGACGGGGTGGAATCCAACAAAGACGCCTGATTGACATTACCAAGATAATATAGTACATTAACAGAATGTACCACACATACATAGACAACAGGTATACCGAAGACCAAGTACGGAAAATACAGGCCATGGACAGTGGCAGTGAGACATTCCACGACGTTATCAATGCTGATGAACTTGAATTACTGCAAAGCATGATAAAAAATATAGAATTTCCAGAAATAGGCCAGACAAGCAAATATGCAGGAGAAAGTTACAGTGACCCACGGGGTGTAATACTGAAAAAAATATTTGATGAAAAAATAAAAAAGATCATAGGCGACTATGAATTAGATTTTTTCGCCTGGCAGGAAGCAATCAAACCATGGAAGATACATGCGGACCTGAGATGGTATCCCGAAAAACTGCCCTATAAAGTCATACTTGTTCCTTTGGATGTTGTCAGTGATCAGGACGGTTGGAAAGACACGTACACTATCGCATTCAAACAGCGAGATTATCTGGAAGCAAATACTAACAGCAATACTGGAAAAAAAGGTAATTCGGATCAAAGTCATTGGAAAAGACCTTTAGACAATCCTGGTGTCCGTAACATGGTAAATGGCTATTCTATATCTAAAGAACAACATGAAAAATATTTCAGTCACATGCCTTACGAGTACCTGGAAGGTCTCGAGATAGACAATGTCTTTAAATGGACTCCTGGCAGTTGTGTAACATGGGACCAGAATCAACTACACTGTGCTGACAATTTCCTGGCCAATGGCATCAAGACCAAGTTGAGTTTGATTTTCTTCACCAATCAGAAACAATAGACGATAATTGACATTACCAGTTTTTCATAGTATAATTGCGAATGATCCATGCAATGATAGATCTAGAAACTTTGAGCACTAACCCCAACGCCGCAATACTGACCGTGGGCGGTGTCAAGTTCGATCCCTACACCACGGCGGAGCCCGCACAGGGCATGTACTTCAGGGTGGATGTGGATTCACAGACCGAGATGGGTCGTGATGTGATGCAGGACACACTGGACTGGTGGGGCAGGCAGGATCCGGAGATCATGGAAGAGGCATTGGGTGACAAAGACAGGATATCACTGGACGCTATGATCAAGACAATCAACAAATGGTCAGTGGGTGTGGACGTGTTCTGGTGTCAAGGACCGTTGTTCGACTACGCCATATTACAGAATCTATACACACAACTGGAACATCCTCAGCCATGGCAGTACTGGCAGATCAGGGATTCAAGGACACTATTCAGTCTAGTCCCCAGAGATCCAAACGAGAAGAGGACCGGACTACACAATGCATTGGAGGACTGCTACTTCCAGGCCCGGAAAGTCCAGAGGGTTTACAAACAACTGGGAATAAAGAATGATAGATATTAAACACACCTATAAGATTGTGGCACAAACTATTATCACACACATCAGAGCAGACCTACAACTGCACTTCTTCTGGGCCATGTTCCTGACACTGTTCGCGGTGTTCTGGCAACCGTTCATATATCTAGGACTGGTGGCAACAGTCATGAAAGAGTCACTGGATCTATGGACCAAAGGACACTGGAGTTGGGATGACTTCGTGTTTGGCGTGATGGGATGGATCATGGGCGCCTACTTCGTTGGCTTGATCACATGAAATGGTACACCATAGAAGACCTGTACACCATAGAGCGATACAAGATCCGACACAACCGTAATCCCAAGACCCGATGGATAAGATTGTCCTGTGTGTATAAAATCAAAATTGGAAACAAGATCATACACGTGGGCAGGTCGGACACCTGTAGGAAGCATGGTGGTGCTGAGAAGGTCAGGAAGGCCTTGGTAAACCTACTGGATGTGCATGACCACAATCCCAGTGTGCCCAAGACCAAGTACTGGCAGGAAATCAGGTTGCGTCACAGGCCAAATTCCAGTAATATAAGGATAGGAATCATAGAAACCAATGCCATCGAAAAAAC